CTCATAAAATTATTGGAAAAATACAAGATCGTATCTGCTCAGGCAGGAATTGATTATAGACCTCAACTACAAGATCTTAAATGGCGCACTGGATTTCGTGTACTTGATCTCAGCAAAAAAATCTACGTAGAACTGCGCGAAAAGAAACTGGAAATCTGTCTAAAATTTCCTTATCAGCTGAAAAAAGAATTCGAAGACGAGATCGACAACGGAAAAAATATTCAAGCACACAGTTTTTGGGATCACGAACAAAAGGTCAGACGCTTGGATTTCTATCAGTATAATCTAATTGCATTATATGAATTTGCTCTAAAACATAATTTTGAAATCGATGACACATTTATGAATGTGCTGGCCGATGTTGAGGAAATTTGGCAAAATTCTGAACATGCAGTGCCGAGAAGTGAAATCACTATCTACGGAGTATCATTAAAAAACGCCTCTGAAGAAACTCAAACATGGTGGGCAGATAATAGGACCAATGACCCTTACAAAGATCTACTGTTGGCCAAAAGCATGGGGTTTTTATACCACGAAAAACCACTGAATTTAGCAGAAAAAATCGCCAGCAGATCTGAAAACACTTTCTGGATCAAAGATAATAAAGATTTTTTTGCGTTGACAAAACTGTTTTCTGGAAGGATCTGTGTGCTGTTGGATAGGAGCAGTGCTACTCTGCCGTGGTTACAGAATTTTGTGGCAGATGCTGATAAAAATGGTGTTTCACGTGAAGAAATTAAAGTGTGTTTTCGAGATAGCAAAGATGCTAACAGCGGCCTTAACGAGTGGATCAGAATTGCAGAAGTCGGTGGTCGAGTTGAAACAGGAAAGATTTTAATCTTCGAATCTAAACCTGCCAAGTGGTTGTTTAAGTTCAGCAATGATGTTACACTGTTAGTAACAAATAACATTTTTCCGCCAACAAACATCATGGCGAGAGATTGGTTCAGCTGTCATCCTTGTGTAATATATCTCGGTGACACTAAACCAACAGAAACCAAAGGACAAAAAATTGTCGAATTGTAAGTTAACAATTAAAGATGAAGTAAACATCAAGGTAGACGGACTGCGAGTTGAAACACGACGAAAAATTGTCAATAAATTAAAGTTCGATTTGCCTTATGCCCGACATATGCCTGCATATAAATTAGGTCGCTGGGATGGAACTAAAACCTATTTTAATATCGGCGGCAGTGGGTATCTTGCACACCTTGATGTGATTCTAGCAGTGATCGATGACGAAGGATATGACATCGAGGTTGAAGATTTAAGGACACATCAGGAATTAAAATTCGCCGCCATCGATGAAAATTATTGGGCCGACTTAGGTAAGACGTGGCCTAAAGGACATCAACAAGCCGGAGAACCTATTGTGCTGAGAGACTATCAGTACGAGGTAATCAACAAGTTTTTAGAGAATCCGCAGGCCTTGCAAGAAGTAGCCACTGGCGCTGGTAAAACTATTACTACTGCGACACTGAGTCATCTATGTGAACCATATGGACGCACTATGGTAATTGTTCCGAACAAGAGTCTTGTAGTTCAGACCGAAGAAGACTATCGAAATTTAGGACTGGACGTTGGTGTGTACTTCGGCGATAGAAAAGAATTAAACAAGACGCATACTATATGCACATGGCAAAGTTTGAATGTGTTAGACAAGAAAAGCTATGATAATGATACAATGACATTGGCAGAATTCTGTGAAGGGGTCTGTGCAATCATCGTCGACGAAGTGCATCAAGCCAAGGCCGAAGTACTGACTAAACTGTTGACACAAAACTTTCGCAACTGTCCTATTCGCTGGGGACTCACAGGAACTGTACCTAAAGACGCATGGGAATTTCAAGGCATATTAGCCAGTATAGGTCCTGTGATAAATCAAGTGTCTGCACATGATTTGCAAGAAAAAGGTGTACTGGCACAATTGAATATCAATGTGTTGCAGACCAATGATGTGCAGGTGTTTACGTCATTCCAGGACGAATACGCATTTCTAGTCACGGACGACACCCGATTGCAATGGATTGCTAATAAGATTGCTGCGTTATCCGCCACCGGCAACACTCTGGTATTGATCAATAGGATTGACACCGGCAATAAATTAATTGCACTAATACCTCAAGCAGTATTTGTCAGTGGCGGGATGAAACTAGACGACCGCAAGGAAGAATACGATGAAATTAAAACAAGTGATGACAAGATTATTTTGGCGACTTATGGTGTGGCCGCTGTGGGTATTAATATTCCAAGGATTTTTAATCTGGTTCTTCTTGAACCCGGAAAGAGCTTTGTCCGCGTTATACAAAGCATTGGGCGAGGCATTAGAAAAGCAGAAGACAAAGATCACGTAGAAATCTGGGACATAACCAGCGCCTGCAAATATAGCAAGAGACATCTTACAGAAAGAAAAAAGTTTTATAAAGAGGCCAAATATCCCTTTACCATTACCAAGGTTAACATATGAGTGAAAGAAAAATAAAAGATTGGGCTTGGCCATATATAAAAAATTTCAGGACATATATAGATATCGGCGCCAGTACAGGAACTACATCATCGCCATTCATTGATTCGTTTGAAACGATATATTGTTTTGAACCTAACCCTAATAGTTTTAAAGAGTTGTCTAAGTTTTCGAAACTAATATGTCACAATTGTGCATTAGGCAATACCAATGAAACGAAATTGTTAGTAATGAACGCCCTAACTCAAAATCCAGAACACGGCTCGCTATCCGATGTGAGGACAGAGGGGTGGGATAAAGCAGAAACCTATGAAGTTGAAATAAAAAGACTAGACGATTTCAAATTTGACTTCATAGATTTTATAAAAATTGACACAGAACAATACGAATTAGAAGTAATACAAGGGGCTTTAAAAAATATTAAAAAGCACAGGCCTACAATCTTTTTTGAAAATAAACGAGGTGAAGCAGATCAAGTAATTCTTCTACTGCTAGATCTCGGATTCACAGTAAGAAAATGGAAAAGTGACACAATAGCATATTATATGGAATAACAATGAGAATACTTACACTAAACAATCAAGCATTTGATTTAAATGAATTACCAGACGAGGTAGACGAAGATACTAGATTTTCTGTGTTGGACAACTCGAATCCACAGGAACCTGATTTCTTTTTTATGCCTTTGATATTCCTAGAGTCATTTAATTCGCCTGCTATAGTTTTAAATATAGGCGGGTATCAAGTACAAATGCCATTAGACTGGTGCATGGTAGTAGGCGACAAAGACTGTGGTCTTGATCCAGAAGTACTTCCACTAACGTCGATCAATGAACGAGGGTTTGATGCATTAGTATTCAATCCAATTAAAGGATTTAGAGCAGAGTTTATGCCTGTAGAAATCGTTAACATATATCAAGACGTGCGATGGTATTTTCCTAAAATGAAAAACGGACAGCTGTTAACTGTGCCGCTCAGCGAAGAGACAAACCCACCTTGTGTGTTTTTTGTCAAAGAAATTTCAAGACAAAGTGAAGTACTACAACTTCACAAATTGATCTAATTAAATATACACATTAAGGAGTTGTTATGAAAGCTGGTAAAGTATGGGGTCAAACAGAATTGTTAGAAGCCAACGGTGTTTTAGAGTTTCATCGAATTGAAGCCAATGCCGGTGGCGTATGTTCAAAGCACAAACACAAGTATAAGTGGAATGGCTTTTTTGTTGAATCGGGTGAAATGATTATTCGAGTGTGGAAAAATAATTACGACCTAGTAGACGAAACACTACTCAAGCCCGGGCAATATACTAAAGTAGCTCCGGGTGAATATCACCAGTTTGAAGCAGTCACTGATTGTGTGGCCTTTGAATTGTATTGGGCAGAATTTGATCACGATGACATCGAACGTGATACCGTTGGATATGCCAAAGATGGGCAACCTTAAACCTGGTGCAACATATATCTATGAAAAAGCAGACGGTATAACCTATGCTAGAGAGTTTGGCGCACCGCATAATGATCGATTCGAAATTGGCAGAGACTATCAACGATTCTTACAAGACGAACTACAACTTTGGGAAGAAATAGTTCGAGAAGGTCGGACAAATCCAGTATTGCAAGACGCCCTAGATCGTGTTAAAATTGTATATCACTTGAGTAAAGACCATGGCAAAAAATAAACACGTAGACCTTTTTAAAGACATAATACCTTGTGTAGATCAGGGTATCAACGAACTTTGGGATGCTGCCACAGAAGAAGGCCGCAAAGAAATCAAAGGCGATCTGTGGAATCTCAATCGATATATCAGTAGTGTATCGGGCTCTAACAGAGAAATACAAGAACACTATCTACTCACAGTTAATCAATACTACAATAAAAACTGGGCAAACATCAGTCAACATCCCAAGCTACAATGGTTGACTTTAGTGGCATGTAGTCATGAAAGCAAGGCCAAACAGTTTCATGAGTGGATCGCTCTGAAAAAAGAAAAGAACAAGAAAGAAGAATTCCTTGCTACGATATTTCCAACGATGAAGAGGGCAGACATTGCTACACTTGCAGTTATTACCACAGATAGAGAAATCAAAGACTATTGTCAAAACCTTGGCTGGGACAAAAAAGAAGTCAATGCAATTAAATTTTAAATGCGAACATTGTAGTAAATTATTTGCCAAAGAAAAAACTTTGGTTGTGCATATTTGTGAACAGAAACGTCGCCATCTCAGCCGTAATGAAAAACATGTGTTGATGGGATTATTGACCTTTCAAAGATTTTATCAACTTACGCAGAAAGCTCAACAGCCTAAAACTTTTGAAGAATTTGCCACTTCCAGTTTCTATACAGCCTTTGTGAAATTCGGTAGTTTCTTGGTTAATACAGCACCTATATACCCTGAACGATTTGTGGACTATGTGGTTAAGAGCGGAGTTAAACTGGATCATTGGTGTAGAGATGAATTATATCAAAACTACATTGCAGAATTGATCAAAGTGGAGCCAGCCGACGGTGCTATACAACGCAGTATCATGACCATGATGAGTTGGGGTGAATCAAATTCTGCGGCATGGGAACATTATTTTTCCTACGTAAATCTAAATCGGGCCACGCATGACATTAAAGAAGGGTTAGTGTCACCATGGATGATATTAAATACCCGAGCAGGCAAAGAAATGTTGACTCGTATGAATGACGAACAGCTAGAGATCATCGGCCCTGTGATAGATCCTCAGTTCTGGTTGCGTAGATTTAAATCTCTGCCAGCAGATCACGAATTAGTAAAAGATGTCATCAAGGAGGCCAAAATACTGTGACAGAAGAAAACAAACAAGAATTAATTTCTAGCGATGACATTGATATAGAGGTTATGAGTACAGAAGAAGATAATGAGCATTGTGTGTATGTTAAATTTTCAAACTTCGCTGACGAAGAATCTGCAGAAGAATATGCACAATTTTTAGCAGAAACATTACCGTTGTTGTTATTTGAAACTACAAGGATGCAATAATGAGTAGACAGTTATTAGATGGCAGCGTAGTTGAAGAACAGGATACAGCATCAGAGCTCAGTATCAGAACCAAATGCCCAGCCAA